AAGGGCATGACCAAGGGTAAGTTACTTAAAAAAGGCGGGGCTTGTTAATCATGGTTGACTACGCAAAGAAACCGGGCGAAGCAGAGATCTATACCGAGTCTGTTGGGAATCCCCCGATGGACTACGAAGGCCCAACCAAACCAATCAAGAAGCCCAAGAAGATGGCAGGCGGCGGGTCCGCTTCTTCACGTGCTGACGGTTGCGCACAGCGCGGCAAGACCAAAGGCACCATGGTCAGCATGTGCGGCGGCGGGATGATGGGCAAACGATGAGAGTCAGTCGCGGCATGGGGGACGTTAGTCCCAGTAAAATGCCGAAGAAACGTACGGTTGTCCGCAAAGATGACCCCAATGATGTCTCCTTGTACGGCAAGGGCGGTGGGGTCAATGCTGCGGGCAACTATACGAAACCCAGTCTGCGCAAACGAATCGTGTCCCAAGTGAAGGCTGCGGCAACGCAAGGTACTGGTGCAGGCAAATGGTCAGCCCGTAAAGCACAGCTTGTTGCCAAAAAGTACAAAGCTGCGGGTGGGGGGTATCGAGATTGAAGCCTCCACAGCAGTCTCTCAAAGATTGGGGTGACCAGAAGTGGCGCACCAAGAGTGGCAAACCATCCAGCAAAACTGGTGAGCGGTATCTGCCTGAGAAGGCTATTGAGAGTCTTAGCCCATCCGAGTATGCTGCAACGACCAAAGCAAAACGTGCAGGTAAAGCAGCAGGCAAGCAGTTTGTAGCGCAGCCCAAAACGATTGCAAAGAAAACGGCGAGATTCAGATAATGATTAACGAACCCAGCACCGGCTATTGGGACTACTCAAACGAGATTGCCCCGCAGTGGATTGACTACGGCACGCCCGGAGCTAACCCCAAGCCGGGAGCAATAAACGTCGGTGGCACAACGCCACCCTCCACTATTGGTTCGGGTGGCATGCCTGTTGGTGGCGCTAATCCAATTCTTACTACGGGAACCCCCGGCGCGTATAACCCAGTTACAAATACGCCTCCAGCCCAATCACAATTTACGCCCAACCCCTTCATGACTCCGGGCATGACGTTTCAGCCGCACACTCAGTTTGGGCAGCAGGCGTCGGCACCGTTAAATCTAAGCCAGCGTGGGCAAATGTATGGACAGACTCCGGGTGGCCCTAACATGGCGCATCAAGTCCCTGCTTTCCAGTCTGTGCGTCCGGGCGGATCTTTGGGTTTCATGCCACAGTTTTACAACCCATACGGCCCGCAGCCGCAACAACAGCCGCAACAGTACAACGCTATGGGGCAGCAGCCCACACAGATCTCTCAGCAGCCTTTGCAGCAGGCGGGGTTACCTGCGCTCATGCGGGAATACAAACCGGGAGATAACTTGGTCATGAGTTCAAACGGCGTGCGGATTCCGTAACATGGCAAATACCTCTGGCCAAACCACGTTTAATCTTGACCTATCTGAACTGGTTGAGGAAGCTTTCGAGCGTGCTGGCTCGGAGTTGCGCACGGGTTACGATCTGCGTACAGCGCGGCGTTCGCTCAACCTGATGTTTGCTGACTGGGCAAACCGTGGGATCAACCTGTGGACAATTGAGCAGGGCACTATCAATCTGGTGCAGGGGCAGAACACTTACCCGCTGCCCAACGATACGGTAGATCTGCTTGAACACGTGATTCGTACGAACGCAAACAGCACATCCAATCAGTCCGACCTGACGATCACCCGCATCAGCGTATCAACATACGCCACACTGCCAAACAAACTAAATCAAGGTCGCCCGATTCAAGTCTGGGTGCAGCGGTATAACGGGCAGACAACGCCCGTCTCGGCTACGTTAAGCACAACAATTTCTCCCACAGCAACCACAATTACAGTCAGTTCTGCGGCAAACCTGCCCGCTGCCGGGTTTGTAAAGATTGACTCAGAGATCATCAACTACGGCTATATTGTTGATAATACGCTGTATAGTTGTTTCCGTGCTCAGCAAAACACAACCGCCGCGCAACACAACGCCGGGGCAACGGTCTACTGGCAGCAAGTCCCTGCCGTTACAGTCTGGCCCACGCCAGACAACACGACGACGTACCAGTTTGTTTACTGGCGTATGCGTCGCACCCAAGATGCGGGTGGCGGTGTCAATGTCATGGATGTGCCGTTTCGGTTTATTCCGTGTATGGCAGCAGGGTTGGCTTATTACGTAGCACTGAAAGTGCCGGATGGGATGCAGCGTCTTGATGTGCTGAAGATGCAGTACGACGAGACTTGGGAGTTGGCGGCGCAGGAAGATCACGAGAAAGCATCCTTGCGGCTAGTCCCACGACAGATGTTTATCGGGTATGGTCCGTAATGGGCAACAGGTTTTCATCCGGCAAGAATTCAATTGCCGTATGCGACAGGTGCGGATTTGGGTACAAGCTGAGCATACTCAGGAAGGAAGTAATCAAGACCAAGATCTACAACCTTCTGGTTTGCCCCAGTTGCTGGGATCCAGATCAGCCGCAGTTGCAGCTTGGCATGTACCCAGTGGACGACCCGCAAGGTGTGCGGGATCCACGCAAAGATACTACGTATCTGGTGTCTGGGAATTTGGCTGATGGGTACGCGGGTAGTGGTAGCAGAGTCATTCAGTGGGGTTGGAATCCGGTTGGTGGGGCTAGTGCTTTTGATACGGCGCTGACCCCAAATAATTTGGTTTTGCAAGTGCAAATTGGTACAGTTACGGTTGTGACGACATAGGAGTCATCATGGACAGGAAGACGGTGAAGGCTATCGCAGATGTCGAAGCCAAGAAAGAAGTTAAGGGGCATGAGAAGCGCATGCACAAGGGCGTCAAGAAGATGAAAGCCGGTGGCCCCACTTCGGAAGATCGCATGAAGCAGGGGCGTAATATGTCCCGAGTCATGAACCAAGGTAGCAAATAATGGCTAAGTTCAGCATGAAACAGGGCGGCAAAGAAGTCGGCCCAGCAGAAGTCTACGCACCTCCGCACGACATGACGGGCAAAGCGGGCACGGATCTGAGCAACAACGGCTACGGCACCGGCGCTAAACGTGAAAAGCTTGAGGACATGGCTGTCAGTGTTAACGCGGCTCGCAGCAAACCGTACGCTGAAGTCAAGACAACGGGCATCAAGGTGCGCGGCACCGGCGCAGCTACTAAGGGTCTGATGGCTCGGGGACCAATGGCGTGAACTATGCCCAGCTTGTAGTTGCGGTCTCCGACTATACGGAGAACACGTTCCAGACGACTGATATGAACACGTTCATAAATCAGGCGGAACAGCGCATCTACAACACGATTCAGTTTCCGTCTTTGCGTCGAAATGTGACTGGGGTGACAAGCCCAGCAAACAAGTATCTTGCTTGCCCCGGTGATTTTTTATCGACGTATTCGTTAGCGGTTATTGAAAACTACAACACGGATACGGCCAACTACACGTACCTGTTGAACAAGGATGTTAACTTCATCCGACAAGCCTACCCTAACCCAACGGATACGGCGCTACCAAAGTATTACGCTTTGTTTGGGCCACAGTCGGACAACAAAGCAGAGTTAGCGTTTATTCTTGGCCCAACTCCAGACGCTGTGTACACAATGGAGTTGCACTACTTCTATTACCCCGAGTCGATTGTTACCGCAGGTACAACTTGGCTGGGCGATAACTTTGATACTGTCTTGCTTTACGGCACGCTTGTTGAAGCGTACACCTTTATGAAGGGTGAGCAAGACATGATGGCGTTGTATGACAGCAAGTACAAAGAAGCGTTGGCTCTTGCTAAACGTCTGGGTGACGGGCTGGAGCGTGGTGATGCGTATCGTGACGGTCAAGCCAAAATCAAGGTGGGTTGATGGCGTTCACGGGCAATTGGGCAACCAACACGTTTAAGACTGGGCTTCCTAGTGGAACGTTCAACTTCAACACGGGTACGACGCAGGTCTTCAAGATCGCGTTGTACACCAACGCGGCTACGTTAAATGCCGATACCACTGCGTATACTTCCACCGGAGAGGTTTCTGCCTCGGGGTATACCGCTGGGGGGCAAGTCCTTGTTATTAGCCAAATCCCTACTATTGGTAATACCGGCACGACTGCGTACTGGTCATTCAATAACGCCGTCTGGACTACTGCGGTCACTGCGCGGGGGGCATTGATTTATTTGGCTGACGGAGCGACAAACCCAGCAATATGTGTGTTGGACTTTGGCTCAGATAAAACGTCAACCACAACTTTCACTGTTCAGTTTCCGGCAGTCACCAACACATCAGCAATCATCAGGATCGCATAATGTTAGTTAACACCATTCATGGCGAGATGGACGACTCCCTCCTAGAAAAAAGAGACGGGTCAGTGGATAATGATATCGAGTTCACCACGTGGACGGAGTACTGGCTTGACGATGAGTTGGTTCACCGTTCTGCTCATGTCACCCTCAAAACTTCCCCGTTCACGGCGCTTGAAGGCGCGTTACTAGGATAAACCATGGCAAACACGCAGAGCCTTTGCACATCATTCCTTAGTGAATTGATGACTGCAACGCACAATTTTGGCGTTTCTCCTATTCGCTCAGTCGCTTCCGCAGACACTTTCAAGGGCGCTCTGTATCTTGCTTCGGCAACGATTAACGCGAGCACCACTGTGTATTCGACAACGGGCGAAGTCACCGGGACTAACTACACGGCGGGCGGGGTAACAATTACCAACGCCACTGCACCAACTTCGACCAACACTTCGCCAACGGCGGGTACTGCGTACTGGACGCCTTCGGCTTCGGTAACTTATACCAACGTCACGTTGAGCACGGCGTTCGACACAATGCTGCTGTATAACTCGTCACAGAGTAACAAGGCGGTTGGCGCATACACGTTTGGTTCGCAGACAATCACGGCAGGTAACTTTACGCTGACTATGCCAACTAACAGCGCAAGTTTGGCGCTGATCCGGTTGTCTACGACTTAAAGGTGTTTTGTGGCAGACGGTTGGGGAGTAGGCACTTGGAGCAGTAACTCATGGGGCGGGACGAATGTAACCGTTTCTCTAGTGGGTTCTTTTGCTTTAGGGTCTGCTGGGATGCTGGCGTTTAGTAAAACGGCAGCGTTGGCAGGATCTAGCGGGTTTGCGGTTCCGGGGAGCGTCACTTTTGAGATGGCTTTCCCGCTAAGTGGGCGTGCGGCATCTGGTGCAGCGGGTACGTGGGTTCCGGGTAAGGCTTCGTTTTTGACTGGGGCGGCATCTGCTTATGGTGCAGTCGGAACTGTGGTGGTGGTTAAGTCAGTCTCGATTAACGGCAATCTGGCGACAGGGGCAACAGGTAACTTGGGGTATGCGTACTGGCAACTAATTCCAGACTCGCAGAATCCGAACTGGACTGATATCATTACGGTATAGGACTAAGACATGGCAACTTCATATACCTCGCTTATTGGGCTTGCCCTTCCGGTAACGGGAGAGTTGTCGGGCACTTGGGGCGATACGGTAAACAACTACATCTCTACGTACATCGACTCGGCGGTAGCCGGTACGCAGACTATTAGTGGTACTCAGACGGCGGTTACGCTGTCTGTTGCAAACGGGACTTCCTTATCCCAAGCGGGATCAGGCGCAACGGGTTCGGCGCAGTACACGATCATCAACTGTACGGGTAACCCGGCGGGGACGCTGACGATTACTGCTCCGGCATCGAGCAAGTCGTACATCATTATCAACAGCACCTCCACCTCGCAGTCAGTCAAGATTGTGGGTGCTGGCCCAACGACGGGTGTGACCGTTGCTTCGGGTGACAAGGCGCTGGTTGCTTGGAGCGGAGCAGACTTCGTTCGGATCGGTGCTTCGGCTGGCGGATCAAACACACAGGTTCAGTACAACAGTTCGGGTAACTTGGCTGGCTCAGCCAACATGACCTTCGATGGCACCAAGCTGACTGTTTCAAACATCCTTGACTCAGGGCTGACCGCTTCGCAGGCAGTCTTCACGGATGCGTCTAAGAACCTTGTCTCTGTCGCTACGACTGGTACAGGTAGTGTGGTGTTGGCGACTGCGCCAACGCTGACGCTTGCGAATGCTACGGGACTACCGCTTACCACTGGTGTAACTGGGCAGCTTCCGATTGCCAACGGCGGCACTAACTCAAACACAGCAAACGGCGGGTTCAATAATCTGTCGCCCATGACAACCGCTGGGGACATGATTTATGGTGGTGTGTCCGGCGCAGGCACTAGGCTTGGTATTGGTTCAAACGGGCAAGTGCTTACTGTTAGTAGTGGTGCCCCAGTCTGGGCAGCAGCAAGTGGTGGGGTTCCCGGCGGCGCAACCACTAACATCCAGTTCAACAGTTCTAGTACATTTGGCGGCTCGGCCAATCTGACATGGGACGGCACTAACGTCCAGATTGGCGCGACTGGTGCTTTGCGGTTTGGTAATACCGGAAACACGTTTTATGTTGCCTTGAAGGGCGCTGCTGGAACGGCAGCAAACGTCACTTGGACTCTACCGTCAACGGATGGCACTTCTGGTCAGGCGTTGTCTACAAACGGTTCTGGAACGCTTTCATGGTCAAACGTAAGTAGCACGGTTGCCAACGGCTCGATCTACTTGAATAACCTGTCAATCACAAGCAACTACACAATTGCCACGGCGCAGGGTGCGATGTCTGTGGGGCCAATCACGGTGGCTTCTGGGGCGACTCTG